ACACCGTGGCTGGAAGGTTCCTTCACCCGCCGCATCTGGGACCCAGTGAATCGTACAGAAATCCTTGTGGAGGCTTAACGTGGCAGATAAATTTACAATTCGCCGCATTTTAACCTATCATGGCCCCAGTAAATGGTTGGAGCGCACTATAGAACATTCAATTCATGGGACAAAGTTTTTTGGGGAGGAGGCTACAATCTCAGTCCTGTCTCTAGATGAATTTCCAGTTCCTGCTGGGCCATCACTTATGGAACAGTTTAAAACTGAATATGAGCTGGCTAAGGATTATTATCCTGACAGTGACGATGCAAGAGAAGGGTATCTCAACGGGATATATACTTGCATCGAAATGCTAGATGCTTATATCAAATCCTGATATGACACTAAGTGAACCCTCCGGCCCAGCCACAGTCCAATTTTTTGAAGGCAACTCTTATGTCGGAAGTCGAGAAATCTATTGCTGCGGATACTCCCCCTCATCAGGAATCTCTGTCTCCGCATACTGGCCCCACACCGCTTACTTCTGCCCGATCTGCGGAGAAATCTGGGGACGCGCAATCTATCAGCACCACTTTACGTATTCCCCCATACCGAAGAACTCCTGGGTGGTGGAGACTCGTCGATGCGTTAAGCATGGTGACGGGACATTCCTAACCGGACAGCCGCTCGAACACACAAGCCACAAACTTCTAACCCGCGAACTCCTCGCTCTTCTGGAAAACTATCATGACTGACACCATCCAAGCCACTACCCTCATGGGGCCGAAGATTATGATCGAAGGCCCCTCTGGTACAGGCAAGACCTATTCCCTCGGCACTTTAATTGATTGGGCGGCAACGCAAACCCCTGCACTAGAAGTATTTTGTCTCTTCACTGAAAATGGTTTGGAGAGTCTGCTTGGTTATTGGCGTGATGCAGAGAAAGAAGTTCCTCCCAATCTCCACTACCATGTAGTTATGACGAAGCCTCTGACACTTGCATCCCTGATTGATGGTGCTGATAAGGTTGGTAAGCTCAGTTATGATGCTCTCACCAAGCTTCAAGATGGAGGTCGCAGTCAGAACAACGCTTTCCACAAGATCCTGACTGCTTGTTCCAATTTCCCTGACGATCGTACAGGTCAAAAATTTGGTTCTGTTGATTCTTGGGGTAGCGATAAGATCTTCGTGATTGACTCGTTATCCGAACTTGGTAATGCGGCCTTCAAGATGATTACTGGTAACAAGCCTACAGCATCCCCCGCTGACTACGGCGTTGCCCAGAACAACTTGATGAATTTCTTGCGTTTGTGCACTCAGGGTATTGCAGCAACCTTTGTTATCACAGCGCACGTCGACAGACAGACGGACGAAATCACAGGTGGAATTAAACTGATGACCAAAGCTGTTGGTAAGGCAATGGCTGGAGACATCCCGCAACTATTCTCTGATGTAATTTATACAGTTCGTGATGGGGGTCAGTGGTTTTGGGATACGGCAGCTTCCAACGTAGACGTCAAAACCAGATCATTACCTATTGCATCCAAGATTAAACCGGACTTCGGGCAAATTATGAGCAAGTGGTCCAATCGCAGAGGGGGTTAAAATGGAACATCGTGAGGGTAACTGGAAGAGTGGTACTTACACAACGTGGGATAATATGCGCCAACGCTGTAATAATCCGAACAGGCAAGACTATGCACGTTACGGTGCTACTGGTGTAACATATGACAAACGATGGGATTTCTTTGAAAACTTCCTAGCAGACATGGGAGAACGTCCGGAAGCTATTGATGCTTATTCTTTGGAGCGTCGTGATAACTCTAAAGGGTATTCCAAAGATAATTGCTATTGGGCTACCGCATACCAGCAAGCACACAACAAAAGTAATAATGTGCTGACCGAAACACAAGTTCGGCAAATCAAAGGGCTTCTTCGTTCAATACGTAAAGGTGTAACTTTTACCAAATCCGATAACCTGATAGCTAAATTGTTCGGTGTCAAAGCCACCAACATAAAAGCTATTCGCCTAGGACGTAACTGGGCAACTATTTCTTAGGCCAAGGGTCCTTCTACCCGAGTAAACTTTCACCAAACCGCAACATCATCCAAGGAGCAACACCATGACCTTCGACGCATCTGCATTCAATCCTGAAGCCTTCCTCGACGCCACCCTCACCGACCCAACTGAAAAGCGCAAGCCTCTTCCCGTTGGTGACTACACCGCGATCATCGGAGCTGTCACTGCTCGTGCCTGGCAAGGTCGTGCCGACACTACCAAGTCCGGCATCGCCTGGGATATCCCCCTGACGATTGACGTACCGGCCGCTGTGCAAGCCGAACTCGGAATGGACCAGTCGACCTTGAACCTCAAGGACTCGATCATGCTGGACCTGACCGACAACGGCACCATCGACAACGGCCCTGGCAAGAATCGCCGCCTACGCGCATACCGTGAAGCTACGGACATGAACAAGCCGGGCGACGTGTTCTCTGCTCGCAAGATGGAAGGCAAGGTTATCCTTGTCAAGATCGCCCACGATATGTGGGAAGGTCAGCCCATCGAGCGCGTCACGGGAGTAGTTGCTGCATAATCCAACCGCACCATCCAGGGGGTTTCGGCCCCCTTTTTCTTTAAGGGAATTTGAATGAAACGCTTTATTGCAATCGACGCAATCAAGATTGCCGAGAACCGCCAGCGAAAGGAGTTCAATCAGGCCGAACTGAACGAACTTCAGGAGAGCATCCAGAACAACGGGCTGATTCATGCCCCGGTCCTGCGTATCGAAGGCGATCACTATTACCTCGTTGCGGGGGAACGTCGCCTTCGTGCCATCAAGGATCTGTACGAACTCGGCGGAACTTTTTCTTATGACAACGAGGAAGTTATTCCTGGCCTTGTCCCTTACACCTTCCTCGGAGACCTCTCTCCACTCGAAGCCGCGGAAGTTGAACTCGAAGAGAACATTCGTCGATCAGATCTCACCTGGGTTGAGCGCGCTGCAGCGGTTGCAAAGCTGATGGAGTTCCGCACAATGCAAGCGAGTGCATCCGGCGTCGCCCCGCCAACCGTGGCTGATCTCTCGGAGGAAGTCCGCGGCTCCCGCGTCGGGTCAAATCAAGACAACACGCGGAAGGAACTGATCCTTTCTCGTCACCTGAACGATCCCGACATTTCCGCTGCGAAGTCAATCAAGGAAGCCTTCACGATTCTCAAGCGGAAGGAAGTTGCCGAGCGAAATCAAGCTCTCGCAGTCTCTGTCGGCGCCACCTTCACGCACAATGTCCATAAGGTATTCAATGCGGATTCCTTCGACTGGCTTGCAAGTGCCCCTGCTAACACCTTCGACATCATCCTGACCGATCCACCCTACGGTATGAATGCAGACGCCTTTGGGAACTCCGGCAAAGTTGGTGAATACACAGAGCACGCTTATGAAGATTCCGCTGACTTCGCACTCGAATGCTATATGTTGCTGGCAAAAGAAGGCTACCGCGTCACGAAGGAAAATGCCCATCTGTACGCATTCTGCGACATCGACCTGTTCACCACCATCAAGTCGGTCTTCGCTGATGCTGGCTGGAAGGTCTTTCGTACCCCTCTCGTCTGGTTCAAGCCAACCGCCTTCCGTGCCCCGTGGCCGGAGCAAGGTCCTCAACGAAAGTACGAGATAATATTCTACGCCGTCAAGGGCGACCGCAAGGTAAACAAACTCTTCGGGGATGTCCTCACTTACTCCACCGATGACAACCTCGGCCACCAAGCGCAGAAGCCCGTTGCTCTCTTGATCGACCTTCTCTCCCGTTCGTACCGCCCAGGTGACAAAGTTCTCGACCCCTTCTGCGGTTCCGGTTCCATCTTCCCTGCTGGACATGAACTGAAGTGCGAAGTCACGGGCGTCGAAGTCAACTCTCAGCACTATGGCCTCGCTCTCCAGCGAATCCAATCCCTCGAAATCGAACCAACCCTGAAAGGACTGCTATGATCCCCCAAGAAACTCTCGGCGCAATCATCGTCGATACGGAAACTACTGATATCAAAGATCCCGAGGTCATTGAAATGGCCTGGGTGGAGATCGCGGATGTCTCCTTCGAGCGTGTGGAAAACATCGACTGTGATCGTTTCAAGCCCACCAAGCCGATTACTCTCGGAGCAATCGCTACGCACCACATCCTCCCATCTGATCTGACTTACTGCCAACCCTTCGATCTGGCGTATCTCCCCAAGTCCACCTACCTGATAGGACACAATATAGATTTCGACTGGACTGCCCTCGGCAAGCCTCCCGGAAAGCGAATCTGCACCCTCGCCCTGGCCCGTCGGATTTGGCCCGAACTCGACAGTCACAGTCTCACCGCCCTCTTTTACTTCGTTCATGGGGTCAATGAACTCTCCCGTGACGTTGTTCGGAACGCGCACAGCGCACTCCACGATGTCGCCATAACGCATCAAATTCTGCGCCACATTGTAGAGAAGATGCAGATAAACTCTCTCGATGATCTGTATGCTCTTTCAGAGTCTGCGCGCATCCCCACGCACATGCCCTTCGGAAAGCACAAGGGAACTCCGATCAAGGACGTGGACAAGGGATACGTTAAATGGTATCGCGCACAGCCGGATACTGATCCCTACCTATTGATTGCCTTCTCTCGCGCAGGAAAGTAACATGCCAACTGTTGGAAGTACATTCCCTCACCAAGATGGAGAGCCGCTCGTAATCTCTCCAGAGCCGGCAGCCAAGCCTCGCGAACCCTACATTCCAATCGAAGTTCTAATCCGCAAGAGTGATTCCACCACGAAGATCCTGCGCAAGGTCATCAAGTGGCTTCGCCAGAACGGGTGGGATTGAGATGTCACAGAGCCGCCGAGCCTCCGCCATAGAAGCATTCCTCAACGTAGTCCTCGGCTTCTGCGTTTCCGTTCTTGCGAACTGGTTAATCCTCCCACACTATGGAGTATCAAGCAACCTCAGCACATCAATCGAAATCGGAATCTGGTTTACCTTCATCAGTTTCGCCAGGAGCTTTATCCTGCGCAGATTATTCGTGTGGATACACGGAAAAGGAGTTCTAAAATGAGTCGTATGGGAACAGGACAGCCGGGCAGCCGCATCATGCTCGTTGGGGAATGCTTCACGGAAGCTGAAGAATACAAAGGAGAAGCGTTCCTCGGGATGGCTGGAGAGAATCTCAATCGTATGCTCCATGAAGTTGGTATAATGAGAAGCGAATGCTATACCACCAACCTCTGCAATGCCCACCCCCCAGGTTCCTCCATCTCTTCCTGGATCGCGGAGAAGAAAAAAGACATCACGCTTAACCACATTCTCTGGAAAGGAAAGTACGTCACTCGTCAGATAATCGACGGTTACGAACGCCTGCTCCGGGAGATTGAACTTGTTCAGCCAAACATTATTATCACCTGTGGTAACGCTCCCTTGTGGGCCTTGACTGGAGCTTGGGGTGTGATGAAGTGGCACGGTTCACAGCTCAACATCGACGGAGATCCCGCCCGGGCAAAGGTAATTCCAACCTACCATCCCATTCAAATTCAGTGGGCTTACGACCTTCGTGCAATCATGGTGAATGACCTTCGTCGTGCCGCCCGTGAAGCCACCACGAAGACTTACACTAATCTCCCTACCTGGAACTTTCTAATCCGCCCAAGCTACCAACTCGCTGACATTACCCTCCGCTCCCTCCTAGCCCAACTCAACCTCGGTCCACTCTGGATCACCTTCGACCTTGAAACCCGCGCAGGTCATATTGCTTGCGCCGGATTCTCATGGACTCCTACCGACGCTATATGCATCCCCTTCATGTGTGTGGAAAACCAAGTCGGCTATTGGGAACCTGAAGAAGAAGCCGCCCTCGTCTATCTAATCTACAAAGTCCTCACCCACCCCAACGTCCTTGTGCGCGGCCAGAATCTTCTCTACGACGCCCAATACACCTACCGACACTGGCACTTTGTTCCCCGTGTAGCTCAAGACACCATGATCTCCCACCACACTATGTGGGCAGGTCTTCCTAAACGCCTGGATTTCCAGGCCTCGATGTATTGCGATCATTACGTTTACTGGAAAGATGATGGAAAAACCTGGACTGCGGATGTGGGCGAAGACCAGCTCTGGTCGTATAACTGTGTTGACTGTGTACGAACCGACGAGGTTGGGATTAAGGAACTTGCTGCGATCCGCCAGATGGGTCTCGAAGAAGTCGACCGCTTCCAACAAGCGTTCTTCTGGCCAGTCCTCAAGGCTATGCAGATCGGTGTCCGAATTGATAAGAAGGAACGCAATCTCTTTGCGATGGAGCTTCAGGAAGAAATTGAAAAACGCGAAGAGTTCTTCAAACGTATTCTCGGTCACCCCCTGAATCCCGCCTCCCCCGTGCAAATGACAAAGCTCTTCTACACGGACCTTGGAATAACCCCCATCAGGTCGCGCGCGAAGAAGGGAATCCCTGCGCACGTCACATGCGATGATGAAGCCCTTGGCAAGATCATGAAGAAGGAGCCGATCACCATTCCGTTGATTCGAGCTATCCAGGAATACCGTTCCCTTGGCGTGTTCCTTTCCACCTTCGTCATGGCCCCGCTCGACAAAGATGATCGGATGCGGTGCTCTTACAATATCTGCGGCACGGA